ATGAACGCGTCGATTTCCTTGTGGTATTGATCATCAACCAATGAGCGGTTGACCATATCAGCAGACACCGACGGCAAGCCGTGGCGCTTCTCCATCAAATCCCACAAGTCCGCGAGCGTGTTGGATGCCCTCTCTTGCCACTTGCTCTCTAATTGCTTGACGTAGTCCAGCGCGTCGATAACGACGGTCAACGCATCCGCTTCCGTGTAGGCGTCCGCATAACTAACGTGATTTTCTTCCATCCACTGGTACTCATTAACCGTGCGATAAATCCCGACCGATATCTCGTTATCTTTGCTCACATGCTCGAACTGCGTGTGCGCGTCGATTGTTACGACGATCGCGTGTCCGTCCTTATAGAGGGTCATGGCGTTACACCCTCCGCCCGTATGCTCTTGCCCGAACTGCATCTGTCCCAATACTCGCTTCAACATTAGTTACACTCCCATATCGCGCTTAAACAATCTTCAATCTCCATAGGGTCACTATAGAATGACGCCTTCGCGTATTCGCCCCAGTGCCACAGCTCGACAACGCCACGGCTAAAGTCAACCCAAATGGTAGGCCCACCAAACGCCACGCAAACGCGCGCGCTTCTGAATGTCCTGTCTCTATCAATAATGAATTGAATATCCAGCGCATCGTTTAGCCACTCAAAGCCGTTCATCAATTGATCGGGGTACTCAGGATCGAACCCGTCGTGATGCTCCTCCATTGTCAAACCTTGCTCGATGTCGTGCGCGATCTGGCGGACGTGCTCAAGGTTGCGGGTATAGCTGTCTAATCGTGTATTCGCGTTCATGGCTTACGCCTCCTCACTTTGGTTGCTTGCTTTATTGGTTAGGTAGTCAACGGCCCGAAGTTCTGGAACCCATATCGACCAGCTTGAAAGGGCGCCTCTCAGCGCCTCGGATTGATCATTGGGCCACCAACACTCTGTCTGTTCGTCTAGCGCGTTTTCGTACTCATTACGCAACACCGCGACGGCCTCGCTTAACTCATCCAGAGCACGACCCATGTTTTTTAGGTTGTCTCTAGTCTCGATCATCTTCTGGAATGTATCGGTCATTTGGTTAACTCCTCTCGAATGATTTGCACGGTGAACCATGCGCAATAGATGAAAGAGAGCGCAAAGAATGCGCCCATCGGAACCGCTAGAGCTAAAGCTAAGTCGTCCATTACGACCACCCCTCCATGAAGCGACGGGCCTTCTCCGTCCACACCCGACGCGCGCCGTCGATATTGAGGTCATAGGCTCCCCAGTGCGTCTGGTCTCTAAGTTCCTCACCGTCAAACCAGCAGTACGAGTGCGCGCTGTACACCTCACTTGCTGGATGAAGGAAGATCAACGAAGCCTCGCCCCTCTCCATACTTATTGCGATTTGCTCGACCTCACAACCGCGTGAACGTGCTATGGCGTCGATCTTGTTTACTACTTCAATGCTTGTGCGATTTGTCATGTCTTTCTCTCCGTGTTGTGAAATGTGACAAAAACGACGGGCTGTCTCGCCCTTGCCGTTGGGTGCATTATAAGTCTGAGCGAACCAGCAAAATCAACCGTTTTGATGCGATGGCCCGCACTTTCTCTCGGCTTGCGTCAAATGTGACAAAACGACACCACCCCGCCCGACCGTCCACAGCCTCCCCGACGACCTCAGCCGATGACCTCGACGACCTCCGCCGACCCCCTCGAAATCTCGACGGATCGAACGCGAAATCACACCGAATCGGCAGTGGTCAAATTTTGATCAGGTCTCGGCTACAGGGCTATATGTATCCGTGGGATAGTAAACAGAATTTGGAGGTGGCTACTTTTTGATCAGTCATTGCCTACAGGGGAAAAAGTATCCGTGGGATAGTAAACATTTCCTTGCAGCCAGGGCGTGGTCAAATTTTGATCAGGTATTGTCTACGGAGCTAAACATAGCCGTGGGATAGTAAACCGTGGGATAGTAAATTAGATAAGTTGATCCAGGTCGCGGACATCAAAGACGTAACTAGCTTTTGCATTGCCGTCTACGTCATCAACTCTGTGTATGTATGAATGTCGAAATGCCTTGTTATCCTGGATAAGTTTGCGTGCACGAGGCAGCGTGATGCTAAACAGCCTTCGCTGGGAGTTCGGGAACTGCACATCAAGTAAGATTATTATGTTTGGATACTTCTCCGCGTAACGAACGAAATCCTTCTCGTTGATCGTGATCGCATATTCCGTTGGGATACCGTACTTCTTCTCTGACGTATTGAAGGGCGTGGAAATGCTCTTGAGGTCACTCGGTACGGTGATCTGAAAGTCGTGGTGATACGGGTTGCTTGCTTTATCTGGGGCTACCTCAATGTCCCAGCCCCTTATGCTGACCTCCCGCAAGAACTTGTTCTCTCGTCGGACGCCTTCCGCACACCACCATTCTTTGTCTTCTGAGTCTCTCATATCCGTGGGATAGTAAATTAAATCTTCATAGTGGTCAGAGCGAAGACAAGAGCCTCTTGATACTCTCTGCGGATAATCGAATCGTAGTGACGCCGTGCTATTAAGGGTGCATCAAAGGTCTTGCGTTGTTGCCGACTTTCACGCTTTAAGCTCACCAGCATACGAAGACCGTCCTCTGTACGCATCCAAAAGCCGTATAGGTTCTGGTTGTTTTTCCACTGCTTCTTTCCTGGCTTGGGTACGCCTTTAAAATACAGCTTATGCCCTTTCTGTTTAGCCATTTTGTAGAAGCGCCTATTGATATTGCCCTTAGCCGTAAAGTGTTTCGGCGCGTACTTCTTAAAGTTATCAATGTCTGGCTCTGGTAACTTCCTCTTAAATGCCTTCTTATTGCCGCCGTACATAAGCTCTTGCATGTACCCGCGCGACTTCTCTTGAGTCCCGTCGAGCGACTTAAAGATCAACGCGCCCTCTGGATCATCTTTGGAGGTAGCAAATAGCATCATACCGTTGCGAGTGAACTGAGTGGGGCCACCCGCGATGTGGTTGTCCATCTCGTCTTTTACTTTCTGCCTGACGCTCTTCAAGGAATTGTTCATGGCAAGAGACGTGGCAAAGGGTATCTGATCCTTCACCATCGCCTGTAAGTCATTGATGCAATCAGTGAACTCGAACTTTATGTCTATCAAACTGGAGTACCTCGCAGCTACCCACCATTTCGCTGAGTTTACCACTGTTAGCGTAAGCCTCGCAGAACTTCTGAGACCAGTTAAGGGTTGCAGCCATCACAAAATTAACTGCTTGTTGCTCGTAATCGCTGTCAATCAACTCGCCATAGGCCAAATCAGTCCACTGGATTACTTCTGCGTGGTGCAGACGATAGACTAATGTCAGCCAATTCATGTCTATTTGATCTACATAGCCAGCCAAGTCTCCCATGACTATATCGAGTAACTGACCGACGTTGAGGTTGAATGCCAAGAATGATGGCATCTCCTCCACCAACGAACAGATCAGCTTGTCTTTTGATAAGTACGCTAAATCACTCACCTGAGTACCTCACTATCTCTAAAGCTGGCTCATCATTTGTAGACAGGGGTACTACCCGCAGGTCATGCAATACTGCTATGTCTTGTCTAAATCGAACTGCCATTTTTTCTGCCGCCCTTAAAGCCGTTAAGACATCCTCAGTCTCATAGCTGTCTACTATCTCACTAACATACCTAATCCCCAAGACGCACCCCTTGATCTTTTATCTGTCGCTTTAAGTCCGCTATGGTCTCAAGCAATTCGTCATGCTTAGGTTTACACACTTCTTGCTTCGATTCCCATAACCACTCAACGAAATCTCTGCCATACATATCAATCATGTACAGTGTGTACTCACCTAACGCCCCGTTTCTATATCTATTGCAGTATCTGCACTGCGGATGGATGTTTTCTTCTCGTAGCTTGTGCTTCTTGTGGGCGCGTGGCACAAAATGACCGCCATCAAGGTCTTTCCAGTTCTCCTCCTTACCGCACGTAACACACTGAGCAATGCCGAACGCATTAGCCGCTTTCATCCTTACGAGCTTTTGCGTCAGCTTTGCAGCCTCGTCTAGGAGTGATGTGGTTGTTCGTTTACGTGCCACTGGTCAGCCTCATATATTCTGATTGCGGGGGGTTACTTAGCTTCACACCGTGATCTAAGGCCCACGCGATACATTGATCCATGAAGTCAGTCATTTCGCCTGTGTCGAGCTTAGAAGTCTGCCTGACCTGCCCTTCAATCACTGTCTGCCCTATAGTCCTGTCCTCTGTCCCCAGAAACTTATAGCATAGTAATTCTTTCATGCGTTCCTCGCAGATATCGTACCCTCTGTCAGCGAAGTGTTGTGACATCTCCCGACACCAAAGGTGAAACAAGCTGTTCTGTGACAGCGAGCGCTTAGATTTGTACCTCTGCGGCTCCCACATGACTGGATGATCGCCAATAAACTCTGTCTGAAGCCACCTTCTGAAATGCTCAACGCGCTCGTCGATGTGGCTCTTGTCTTTTATTATCCAAAACTGTCCCATATACACTCCCCTATAAACTGTGGAATAGCCGGTACGACGGCATTACCTAAGCATTTAAGTCTGTGTGACCTAGCGGGAACCCCATTAGCCACTCTACCCACGTTGGGTTCAACATCCCATGCGTTCTTTCTTGGTTGTCTGTGTGCTGCACTGCCACGTCTAACGTGTCCATGCTCACCTTGCCGTTCCTTATCCTGCCGCCTATGTACCCTCCCTTGTAATCCCTGGATGATGGGGTTGGCCACATCCGTATTGGACGACTGGATAGGCTGTCTTTCGCCGCCGCTCCTAAGCTCCAACCGTGCTTTCCCTCTATGTGACTCGGTGCTATCCCTTCCCCGCCTGTCATTGCCGTTGGGGTAGGCCACAATCCATACTCTGTCTCGTCTGTGCGGTGCGCCAACGGAGCTAGCTGGTATACAGTGCCACTCCGCATCATACCCGACCTCGGAAATGTCCCAGAGAACTCGCTTAAACCAATCTCCCCCGTCTCCAGTAAGCAGGTTTGTGACGTTCTCAAACACGGCGTATCGGGGTCGAACTTCCCCAAGAAGTCTGGCGCACTCTGACCATAACCCGCTTCTCTCTCCGTCCAAGCCTGCTTGTTGACCAGCGACCGATAAGTCTTGGCACGGGAATCCTCCTGCGATGACGTCTGGTCTAATTCCATCCCGAATAAGTCTGTCTGCTGTGAGTTCTCTAACGTCGTCATAGATTGGCACCTCGGGCCAGTTCTTTTTGAGCACTTTGTGACAATATTTGTCAGGTTCACAGAAGGCTACTGTTTGCATTCCAGTTGCCTCAAGACCTACGCTGAACCCACCTATACCGCTAAAAAGATCAAGCACCTTCACTCTGCGTAATCTCCACTGCGGGGTATCTTCACTCGTAACGCTGGCGAATTAGCTTGTCGCTTAAACGTCTGACCCTTACCCTCAAACAGATTGATAGTTCCCTCAAATGGCGCGTGCCGTTGCTTTGCGACAATGAGTTTGAAGTTTGGCAGTTTAAGGATCTCAGCTCCCTTCTCACCCAGTGGGATGCCCATTTCCTGCATCTTCTCGTACTCAGCCTTCTTCTTGTTGTGCCAGCAAATGAACAAGACATGAGCTTGGTCAACTATCGTGCCACCGCCTCTGACGTCAAACCTGGTGGGAATGTATTCGTCGCCGCCTGACTGTGGTTTACGTACGTGGTGAACAACTGCTATGTGAATGCTTAGGGCGTCAGCCAGGCCCACCAATTGATTCACAAATAAACGCTCTCTTTCGATGTCATCGGTCACGCCACAGAACTGCAAGTTATCAACAATGACCAACTTACACCCTGCATCCGCTAGCGCGCTTATAGATCCGTGTGCCTCAAGAGGCGTCACTCCACCTAAAGCACGATAAAGATAAATACGGTCAGTGCTCCACCCTAGAAAATCTTCCGCAAAATCTAGGGTGACTGAATCAGTGGCACCTGCTTGCTTGCACATCATGTAGGCAGTGTCGCTCAGTCTCATCTCGAAGCTCGCTATGCCTACCTTTACCTGCTGTGCCATGTGAACTGCAACTTGTGAAACGATAGTGCTCTTTTTGTGTCCGTTGATTCCTGCCCAGACTGAAAGCTCCCCTTCCCTCAACCGAATAAGAGACTCAGTGTCTGCCCACGGTAACGGATACCCAATCGTGTCGGGGTCTGCCTGCACTCTGGTTAAGAACTCGTCACGTATCTGTGGAATAGTAATGATGTCAGCAGCCTCAGACTGCCTATAGATTTCCTGTAGCTTCTCGTCCGTGAAATCGAACCGACGTGGTATGTTATTCAAATCTCCAATCCTCCCGTTGTGATGCTTACAGACACATCTTCCCACCGACGCTGGCGTAGCCATGTTGCTGGGTGTGGTATGTAACGCGATTCTTTGCTGAACTCGTAGGTTGTTAGACCTACCATAGCTTCTTTCTTATCTTTCTTATTTAACGCGCCCCACGCTTGAGTCGCTGGCTTCTTAGCAGTCTTGCGAGGGTACGCTGACCAGAAATCGTCGAATCCGTCTTGCGTGTCCTTTGCCCGCGCTTTTTCCTCGACCCTAACTGGCTCTCTTTGTGCAATACACAAATAGTATTCATTAGATTTGCTGTACCTCCTCTTGCGCTGTATTAAGCCTAGATCCTCAAACTTAGTTAAGGCTAAGGCAACTGTCTCCCTATGCGCTCCGCTACGCTCAGTTATATCTTTGTAGCTAGGGAAGCAATACCCGTCTGCGTCAGCTCTGTCTGCTAACGCTATAAGTATCGCTTTCTCAGAGGCGCGTAACCCTCGCACCTCGTTCAGCGCCCAACTGACCGCCGCAATACTCATGTGTTATCAAGTAGCTCATCTACCCATCCGAACTCTTTACCGCCTCTCATTAATGCTTCGCGATAACGCTCTTTGTCTTTTTTGCTTGCAGCCCGACCTGTCTTGCGATCAGCGTTCCAAATCTCGACCACAAAATCATCCACAGTGTGATCTTTAACTCTACGGAACAGCTTGTGATCTTCCATGCTGTCGGGGAACAGATCATCGTATGTAAGATTAATGGCGTCCAACACCTCAAGAGCGCCACACCCTGCCTTGCAATGAATTAATACACGACCGTCGTCCTTCTCCCTAACGTGCAAACTTGGACTTCTGTCATCGTGCGCTGGGCATACTGCCACCCATTGATCGCCTGATGTCTTGCGGACGTGCTCCAGTCTTTCTAATATTTTTTGTACCGACATGGTTCTGTTATATACTCCGCTTGGGACTCCTTCCCGCTCCGTGACTTGCCCTCCTCTGTGGGGGCTTTTTTATGTCAACGAAAAGAACTCCTCTAATGTAATGCCAAACACCAAACATAAATCCTGGATGGTGTGCAGCTTCATGTTTTCTCCGTTCTTCCACCGTGAGACTTGCTGTGGAGCCACGTTCAGCTTCTCCGCAACGTCTACGTTAGAAAGTCCGAATCGAGATTGGGCGACACCTAAGCATCGCCCACAGTTAATGTATTTCAAAACGGAATGTCCTCGCTTACGATCTCATTGCTAACCGCTGGCCGTTTCGCAGTTGCACCGTCTTTTGGTTGAACAGACAGCTTAAAATACTTCCTGCCGTCTTTCGACTCATTGACCCAGCCACTTAACCAGTAATCCTTACCTTCCACGTTAATGTTGCCCTTGAAATCAGGATGCTTCTCTGACTTCTTCTCTTGCTCACGGAACAATACTCCGCTGTTTGTGTTGTCATACTCTGTCATTTAACTTCCCCTTAAAATCTTCGTACCACCACTCAATAGGATTTACTTCTTCAATGTCCATTACTCGTGGATCATAGACATAAACTCTCAAATCAGCCCACCGATTAGTTTGCTCACATTTAATTCCATCCAACCAATCCGCAAAATCTCCTAGAAATACGCGCTTATGCTTAGATTCTGGATACCGCATTTCGATCCAGTGGAATGTCGAAACCTTTCTATCTGGGAACTGCGGATTGTCGTCTTCAGAATAAAACCAGCAACTTGGCCGATAATGATGCTTTGTAAACATCTCATAATCGTCGTACCACTCCTTGCTCTGAGTAAACCTACCGAACATATCGTCCAGACTGTAAAAATCGCACTCTTCTAGTATTTCATCATCGCCGTCAAGCATGGGGCCATGATGCTTAAACTCAGAATACAGTTTTTGTCTCAGAGCTTTATGGAACCCTCCCCATTGCACTGGATATTGGGAGGCGATCTTGCCTCTTATCCATTCATTAATCTGATGTATATTTTGCATTCGCTACATCCTTCCTCGCTTTGTTGAATTCGGGATTGATTTTGCACTTCTCCCGCTCTTTGGTGGTGAAAAACCCACCCTCCCTTGTTGCAATGAAGAGCTTGCCCATTGTTTCTGCGTCGATATCTCTCCACTGTCCCGCTAACGCCATCCAATCCTCGTTAGCAATATGAGATGCCGCGTCATAACACCAGTCGATGTTGTCACGTAGCAACTTCATATACTCCACCCACTGCTTCTTCGCCTCTACAGTGGCCTCTTCTTTGTAGGTTTCATTGCGCTCGTTGTAGTCGTCAGCCTCGTCCTCGCTGTAAACGTGGCCGTGCAGACCTACTAGCTTTAAAATGACTCTGTCCTTCGCACGCTTTTCGGCCATAGCGTAGGGGTAAGAGTTCTTGTTGTTGTACTCAGCAGCCTCACCTATCGACCATTCCTCCCGACCGTTGAGATGTCCATGCACTAAGATAGCTACACGCTTCTTCTCCATGTCGTTTACAAGAATAGTTGGAGGGTCAAAATTAACTCCTGCCTGTGCCGCTACCCTTTCTAGGGTTTTGTGATACAGCACGTACGTTCCGTGACAATCCCATCCAGCGGACTCAGGCGTCTCGTCAATATCTCTGAGTACCTGTTTAACCCGCTCTGGGATACTTGTTGTTTTACTCATTCCAAGGTTCCTTTCTCTCAAACACCTCATCTGCGTTTAGTACGACGTAACCATGCCAAGTGCAGGTATGAATTTCGTACTCCGTAATGTCGCTGAACCCCTTCTCACCCCAAAACTCAAATGGCTCTTTGACTTGCCACCACTTGGCTTGGATTTCTACATCATCGAGATCAGCAACTACCCATAAAACCCCATCGTCATAATCGTCGATTGGTGCTCCCATGAATTCTTCTGAGTTCTCGCCTATCTTGTAGGCGTCCTCAACTGCGATTTGAATTATCATCTTTACCCCCGAAGTATCTGGCTTGATGGCGTACCAGTGCGGGTAAGTCTTCCTGCTGAAACTCGTCGAACTGGAACTCTACAGCCAATATATCAACAACTTCGTCTTGCCTGAAGCCTCCCAATATTAGGCTCTTTGCGCGTTCCCAAACGACGATCTTAAATGGCATACAGCAGTAACTCCTCCTAGTGACAGGACGAGTACACTACAACACAATTATGTTGTCAACGAATTTGTTTAGGGGTATTCACCTGAGGCGATCATATAGGTGACTTCGATGGCTCTATTGCCAACTTGCTTGGCCCATCGGCTATCTAGGAACTCTGTAGAGGCTTTGTGATACTGTCCGCGCTCCATAGCATCTAACGCCAGCTTGAACTGCTGTAATCGGGTCATACCCAAGTTAAAGGCTAGGTTAACCATTGCGTCTTGGCGAACACCATCGAGGCTAGAGAACCAGTCAAAGGCGTATGCTAGCTCGCGCACACAACGATTGATGTCGTTCTGGAGAAGGTAGTCAATCTCGTCACTGCTGAGACCAAGTCCCGAGGCTGATACGTTACGACCGACACCGATAGTCTCAAATCCCGCTGTACACTTGTAAACGTGTGTTTCAACACCCTCATGACGCTTTAACTGCTCAATTAGATCGCTCATTTTCCACCCGACTTGCTAGCACCAAAGTAAAAGCTCACCACAGAAGACACGATGCCCCCGAGATAACCCAGCACCAGGTTAACGACATTGAGGTCGTTGTCATCAGCAGGCTGGAGAGTAACGAGCAGTACATAGCCACCAAACAGCAATATGGACATAATGGCGATCGCTCTTGCTGTCCAATCCTCAGAGAAAGATTCTCTAGCATTTTGAATGTCCTTCGTTTCTAAGGCGAATACATCCACTTCAAGCTCTTTCATCCTGACTTCAAAGTCAAGTTCAGCCTTTTTGATCTCTACAAGCTGTTCTGGTGTTGCCTGCTGTAGGGCTTTCTCTATCTTCTGAGGCGTTGGATCACAACCTAGTACGTTAGCAAGCATACTAGCGGCAGCGCCTCCCACGGGGCCACCTAGGGCCGCTCCGATGGTAGGTGCAAGCTCCCCGACTAATCCTTTGATCGCGTCAAACTTCATTGGAAATACTCCATTCCTTTAAGGACAGCAACGATAGCCACGCTGTTCCCCCAAATCATGCGCTCTAATCGTGTAAAACTCGTACCGCCAGAGTCTAATCGTCTTTCTATACGCCTGAGTTTATCGTCGATTGCCTCACGCAACACCTGACATTCTGCTTGGTGTATCTCTATTTGTTTGAGCGCTTCTTCTGCTGTGTTCATCAATTACCGCCTAAAGGATTAGTTGCATCAATGGCCACCCAAATGTCGTCCATATCCCGCTCATAGCGCTTGAGACGATCATCTAAGGTGTCCAATGCATCGAGCTTGCCTGACACACGTAGCTCTGTCTCCGACGATATCTTTTCCACAGACGAGATTCGATCTCTAATGTCCAACAACTCTTGCTGTGCATCCATGATTTGCATCAAGTTAGCGCCTAGTTCAGCCAACTTGCCTTGCAGATTCTCTACGTCAGCCGCTGTCATAGCCTGCTCCATCGAAGACAGACTCAGATCCATAGCCTGTAAGCGAGTAGTGTTTGAGTCCCGTAGGTCATTAAATCGTTGTGCTAAACCTTCCGCCTGCGCTGTTGCCGCTATGACTGATTCTGACTGCTCATTAAGCTGTGAGAAGAACTGCGATGCCGCCCAGATTCCGCCCCCGATTGTCGAGCCAAAAGTCACAACTATAGCGATCCAAACACCCTTTATAGACGTGCCGCCTACATTTACTTCTATATCTTCAAGGGCCACCGTTTAAGCACTCCTCTCTGTTTGTAGCGAACCAGCAACCGCCTTCAGGTGACTCAAGCCAGAAGTCGTCTGTTTCAGCTTCTGTCAGAACGTCCTCTGCTGCAACGAAATAATTTCCTACTTGTAACGATTGGATAGTGCTACCACCATCGAAAGACACCCACACAGCTTGCGTAGCTAAATCGAAGAATATAGATGCCGCTTCCTCATACGTCACACGCACATCGTATGCCATGCTATCTGCTTGCGCTAATAGACTTTCGTCGTTAGCTACTGCCATAAACGCCGCAGCCGTCTGTATTGCAGACTCAGTATCCGACAGTGCGTTGTTATAACTACTAATGTCTGCGTCTGTCAGAGTAACCTGATTGGCCGCTATAAACTCCTGTAACTCCATAGCCTGACGCTCATCTGATGCTGATTGTGCGTCTTGGGCGCGCTCTGAGACCTCAGCAACCATAATGACCTGCTGACTGGCATCCACATACGCATCTATCATTTGAGACACAATATCCATTGCCTGATCTACTTGATCTTGGAAGTATTCATCCGCATTCGGATCATAGGTGTAAGTGGCCGCTTGGACAGCGGCTACGGCAGCATTGTAGGCGTTTTGTTGTTCGTTACTGATATGACCACTAGCGGCCATTGCAGGGGCTATATTGCCATCCGAAGCGTAAGAACTGCCACCCGCTATAGTTTTGATGCCATAGGCAAATGTATCGCGGATGCTTTGTGAGGTATCAACTAAGCTGTCTATCTCATTGGCGTTTAGTTGTGCGGAAACGATCGCTAAGACTGCCAGAATCTTGTACTTCATTATCGCCTCCCCCAACTAATAACTG